ATGAAACTCAATGATTTATTTAGGGCCTACATTAAAGATATGCAAAGACGTGGTGTTAAAAGCATCAAACGTACCCAACAGTTTTATGACAACGACATAAGAAAAGTTCTTGGAGATAGAGAGGTATCAGATATCATTCGTGGTGATATTGCATCATTATTGTTTGATATAACTGATCGTTCCCCCTATACGTCAAATAAGTGCCTCTCTATCCTCAAGGCTATGTTTAATTTAGCGATTACACTTAGTTTGGTTGACAACAATCCTGCTTTGCATATTCATAAAAACAGAGAAGTCAAACGCAAACGCTATCTCACGAATGATGAGTTAATTGCAATAACTGAAGAGTTAGATGTACTAGGAGAGAACAAACGCTATACGCAAGCATGTAATTTTATCTGGTTATTGCTCTTAACAGGTGCGCGAGTGAGTGAGATAGCGAAAGCTAAATGGTCAGACATCAAAGGCGATGTGTTGATTATTAAAGAGCATAAGACCGATAAACTTGGTGAGGATCGCATCATTCACATTACGCCGGGTGTACGCAAGATTCTTGAGCGATGCGATAGATACAGCGAGTACATCATTGGCATCCAATCGCCCAGGTATGCATGGGATGTGGTGCGCAAGCGCGTGGGGTGTGCGGATGCAAGACTGCATGACATAAGACACTCTTATGCTAGTTGGTCTTTACAAAAGATTAATTTATCAGACGTAGGTAACTTGTTAGGCCACAAAGATGTAGCGACTACTCAAAGATATGCTCATATTCATCAAGACCAAGCGATAGCTAATGCGCAGGTGGTTGGTCAGCACATAGAAAGTATTATAGAAAGAGATCTATAAGTTACCTATATCAATACAAACACGATTCTCATTCGGTGTATGAATACCTAATTTAATTAGGTATTCAGCTACACGTTGAGGATCTTTCTCGTTTGCACGACAAAACATTACAAAATCTTTCATCAAATCTCTGTCCAAATGAATAGGCTTTTTACCTTCACATTCGTTTTTTACAGGATCATCAAAGTCTGCAAAGTTCATATCCATACTCCTAGACCTTAGTTTCAATGGTGTAAGGCCCTATACTGTTACCCTCACTATCAACACCATGCACCATCTCAAGTTCTAAGTCGATATAGTGCTTGGCTTTCAACAAGTCTTTGACTCTATCGTCCTTATTCCTGGTAACGTACTTAACAACATTACCAAGATTCCAAGACAAGTTGTTAGCATAAACATAGTCCGTAGGAGTGATTTTGAGCTTTCTATAATGATCGCCACCTACTTGTCTGTTGGTAGCTAAACCACCGATTGCTTCATCCCACTCTCTCGCACTCACATCATCTATACTCATATCATCTCCAGTTAAATATTATTTGCATATGATAGTGTAATTTAGTATATTCGACAAGAAACAAATCAATAAGGGAACAATCATGAACGAAAGAAAATTCATAGATACCAAAGAACTCGCTGATCGTTGGGGTAGAAGCTCCAGAACATTAGAGAATTGGCGCGGTAAACAGATAGGCCCTGCCTATTACAAGATAGAGGGTAAGATCCTATACGATATCGAAGATATTGAAAGATTCGAGCAAGGCTCAAGGGTTCTCTATAATGATACACGCACCAGCTAGCGCATCCGCAGCAGAAAGTTGGTTTGGGTGTTCTGCTTACATTAAGGAGAACGCAGACAAACCATACGAAACAAGTTTGCCTGCCGCGACAGGTACACTTATTCACTCCATGACTGAAATGCTTTTAAAAGGCAGACTCATAGATGTAGGACTGCGTGAGTATTGGCTTGGTCGTACCGAAGTCGTTGAGGACTTTGAAATAGAGGTTGACGATGCAATGGTTGATTGCGCTGAAATGTATGTTGATTACATTTTAAAAAGAGAAAAAGAATTAAATGCAACTAGAATCATTGAGGAAAAGTTATTTATTAATGAGATATCTGATAAGTGTTATGGTACTGCTGACTGTATCTTAATAGCTGAAGATCGGATATGTGTTATAGATTTAAAATCAGGCAAATGGCCTGTTGAGGCTGTAAAGAACAAACAGCTAATGATTTATGGTTTGGGTGCATTAACAAGATACGGACAAAGCAACCCGGACATAACTGTAGAACTTACAATCGTTCAACCAAGGGTTAAGAACCCTATTAAGACATTTGAAATCTCAGCTCCCAATTTGGTGAATTGGGGTTTTACAGATTTAAAAGAAGCGATAGATGCTTGTTTTGAAGAAAACCCACGATATGCGTTTGGTAAGCAATGTAAATTTTGTAAAGCCAAATCATATTGTGATGAATATAAACGCAACTCTGGAGAGTAATTATGACTGATAAAAAAGCAGAGCCTATCTTTACTATTAATAGAGAGGATGGCTCAACAAGAGAAGTTTTTGAAACTGACTTAGATGAAAAAACTATGCCTTTGGCGAATGAATTATCTAGTGTAAATCGTTCGATACAATACAAAAGAAATTCTGAATTGTATCAACAAGCAATACACTTGACACAAGATTTGAGAAGTCTTGAAAGAGATTCTAACAATCTTGCTGCACAATTGGATGCTGCATTAGAGGGTGACGATAAAAAAGTTGAGGTGGCAAAATGAGTTTAGCTGCAATAATTCAAAAAGCAAAAATGAAGCCACCCATACTTGTATTGTATGGTCCGGGCGGAATCGGTAAGACAACCTTTGCATCAACCATGACAGGAACAGTCATTGTTCAATGTGAAGATGGTATTGGTAAAATCGAATGTGCGCATTTTCCTGTAGCTAAAACTTACAATGAATTTATGAGTAATATGAAATCTCTTTTAGAAGAGGATCATGAGTATCGTACAGTTGCAGTTGATAGCTTAGATTGGCTTGAGAAACTAATTAACGATCATGTGTGTGAAGAGAATGGTTGGCAAGATATATCTCAGCCTTCATTTGGTAAGGGATACGCAGCCACATTAAAGATGTGGAAGGAATATCTAAATCTTTTAAACCAATTAAGAGATGAAAAGAATATGACAATCTTGCAGATTGCTCATAATGAGATTAAGCGCATCGAAGATCCAACCAATGATCCGCATGATAAACACCAAATTAAGTTGTATAGAAAAGCAGCAGACCTTGTTATTGAACATGCTGATTGTGTTTTCTTTGCGAACTATAAGATTGGTACAGTACAAGTCAAAGGCAAGAGTGGATCAATGTCCACAAGAACTGTTGCTGGAGATAGAAAGATTTTTACTCAGGAAGCGCCTGGTTTTCAAGCTAAAAACAGATATGGCCTACCGAGTGAAATGCCTTTTGAATGGAACTCTATTCGAGAGGAGATGCTGAAGTGAGTCAATTTAGAGAAGTTGACAGAGTAAAGAAAACCTTAGAGTTATGCAGAGATGCTTTGAATAATGAAATTGATTCAATCAACCCAGAGGACAATTCTTTACCTGTTGATGGTCTACATTGGCTTATTTCTTTAGAGGCGGATTGTAAGGATCTAGTTAAATATTTATCTGACTATGATTCTTATGATCCAGGTTAATTTTAAAAAGTAAGGGTAAATTATGGATATTACAAACTTTTTTGATGGTGTTGAGGTTGAGGAATCAAAGCCTGAACTTAAACCCGGTAGATATAATCTTGAGTACAACTCAACTAATGAGGAACTCAAGAGTGGAAAGAATGGATGGTTGGGTATGCAACTTAACTTTAAGATTCAAGGTACAGGACACTTTGTCCCACACACTATTACAGTCGGACATGATGATCCAAAGTATGTGAAGATGGGTGCAGAGGAAATGACCAAGCTAGCTAAAGCTGCTGGCATTGATGGTGGTATCAAAGATACCGATGATCTTAAAGGAACAAGCGTAAGCTGTTCTGTGGTACTTAACGAAAATGGTTATCCTGAAACAGATTCTAAATTTGGTAATTCATGGAAACCTGCGGAGCAAATAACAGAAACTCCAAAGGTTGCTAAGAAAGAAGCACCAAAAGAAGAGTCTAGTGAAACAGACGAAATACCATTTTAATCCCCTAAAGATGCGCCCTGCGTTATGTGGCTATTGCTACATTCCGTCAGGGCCATACATGGTGGTTCAAGAGAATAAAATTTATGGAGCATGTTGTATAGAACACATGGAGAAAGTGCGCGAGGGTAAACAATTAAAAAGAATAGCTGTAGCTTGTGAAGATGGCATTGACTACACTATCAAACAATCTAAACAAACCTATTTAGACATAGCAAAGAGTAATGGGAGTTACGTTATGCACGAATGGGAAAGAAAGGATCGAGAGTTACTCTTTAGTGCTATAGTAAACAACTACATGACTTGGGCGAATGAGCAAGCGCGTAGTGGGAGAATAGAGAGAGTAATTCAAAATGGATCTGACTAGATTTTTTGGAGAGGAAGGCATCGTTGTCGATCAGGACAACATCTACAAACAAGGTAAAGATTTAAACGAACTCATTAACGAGATGCGTAATCATGGTTTATTGGTGGATTATTTAGATACGTCTGGGCAGTTGGTGAGAGTAAGAGTCGCAGAGGGCGCAGGCGCGAAGGCTGATAGATCCAATCAGCGATCAGGTTGGTATTGTATTAATGAACTCAAAGGTAATTACTTTGCTGTCTTTGGTAATTGGAAGTCAGGCTTTGAAGGTAAATGGAGTTCTATCAACACCAATACTTTAACACCCAAGCAGAACCAAGAATTAAAGAAACAAATGCTTGAGGCTCATGAGAGGCGTGACAAAGCTGAAAAAGAGAGGCATGAAGAAGTGGCTAAAGAGATAAAACTTCTCTTCGGTTCTTTTGAAAATATTACGGAGCATGAGTACCTTACAAGTAAAAAAGTTAAAAATTATGGTTTAAAAGTTGACCA